TATTATATCTATTTAACACAGATATAATATCAGAGATTATTTTATCAAAGTCTGATATTATATCAGATTTCTATCTATCTTTGTCGCATCAAAGTTAATCAATCAATCAAGAAATAACAAATTAAATAGATAGAATTATGAAAGCAATCATTGACTACAAAAAAGTAAATAGCGAATTAACCGGTGCAATCATGGTAAATGAATACAATGGTAATCTTAGCTACATCGCAGTAACAGCATCTTCAAGTAAAACATTCAAATCGATGAAGGGTGCTGAAAAATACATGGCCAAATTCAATTACGCAAAATAATAAAAACAAATAACAAGTAAAACAATGGAAACATCAACACCAATTAAGCCAACTCTTCTTGAAATGGAGATCGGAGCAAAAGTAGCCTTCCCTAAAGATCGAAGAAAGTCAGTAAGAACTACGGCCTCAGACATTAAAACGGATGAAGGCAAAGTATTTACGACTTGGATTGAAGACGATAAACTATTTGTGAAACGCAATAAATAAAATAATCATGGTAAGAAAAATAACAGGAAAAGTAGAACCGGTTGCCAAGAAATGGCTCAGCAAAACCGAAGCAATGGCATACCTTGGAGTATCAGAGGATTATTTAATGACACTTAGAAATGCGGCCGAAATATCATTTTCACAACGAGAGAGAATGATATGGTATGACTTAGCGAGTATAGAGCGTTTTTTAACAAGAAACAAAGTAGTATAATGTTAACTCCTAAACAGTCCCCTTTCGCCCTAATCGGCATGTTTCTCGCCTGTTTGCTTGCAGAAGGCGAACCGGAACCGAGCAAATTAATCATCGCACTTCTGGCCGTAATTGTAACGGTACTGTATGTGATAGTATGTAACGAAGTAAATCAACGGAGAAATGAAAAGAGAAAATCTGAATTGTATCGGTAATTGCCGCCTCTGTTCCGTTCTGGGCGAATGTCCGGCCGATCATGTTCATTGCGAAGATTGTGGAACCGAAATAGAAACGGGCGAAGGTATTGAAGTCGAAGTTGAAGCGGTGCAGAACGGCCGACATGGTACGAAAATGATAACGGTATGTCCGGGCTGCTTCGCGGAGTACTATCAGGGAGATGAAACGATAGAGTTTGATTAAAAACAATACAGAAATGAGCAAAATGCATAGAAAAGATAAAGCAGACTTAAATGTCTGCTTTATATGTAGTTTATTAAGAATAATCAAGACGGGATTCGAACCCGTGACCTTCTCCTTAGCAGGGAGCTGCTCTATCCACTGAGCTACAAGGAAATAATACTCAGTAATTAGCTGAGTCAAGGCAACTTGCGTTACCGTTGTTACAGGGCTTTTGATAACCCCTTTCACATAACAACGTTGCAAAATTACAAATAAAATTGAATATACAATGAAAATAATAGTAAGTTTTTCCGGTGGTAAAGATTCACAAGCCTGCCTGATCCAAGCTGCCAAGCAATACAGCGTCGATAAGTTAGAAGCTGTATTTTGTGATACCGGATGGGAACATCCTGATACCTATCAGCATATCAATGAAATATGTCAACGACTTGATGTAAGATTGGTGGTTTTAAGAAGTCAGAAATATACTGACTTTGTGGATATGTCTATCAAACGTTCCCGGTTCCCGTCATCCCAAAGAAGATTTTGTACCTCTGAATTGAAAATAAAGCCGATGATTGATTACATTCTCTCACTTACAGAATCTTGTTTGATAATTCAAGGGATTCGTGCTAAAGAAAGCGAAGAACGCGCCAAATTGCCCTATGAATGCAATTATTTTGGTGAGTATTACGAGCGCATTAAAAAGAATCGCAAAGGAAAGATTGTTGAAGTTTGGAAGCAAGATTATCGTAGGAAAGATGTACTTAAATGGTGCGAACGTTATGATGCCAGTGTTTCCCGTCCGATTTTCCAATGGTCAGCACAAGAAGTAATAAACCATATTCTTTCTGCCGGACAAAAGCCAAATCCGTTGTATTCTCGTGGCTTCTCTCGTGTTGGTTGTTATCCTTGTGTCATGTGCCGAAAGCAAGAAGTTAAGCTTATTTCACAAGAAAAGTTCGGGCGAAGTCGCTTGATAGATGCCGAACAAAGGATGAAAAAGGAAACCCCGAAAGGTTCGTCTTTCTTCTCACCTGGTTACATTCCCAATCGCTTCTGTAAAAATGGGGTTTATCCGACAGTAAATGAAGTTTTCGGGTATGTGAATCGAAATGATGTCGGTATGGATGATATGTTTGAGCCGGAAGGCGGATATAGTTGTATGAGCCTTTATCACGGACTTTGCGAGTAGAAGTTTAATTCAATACAATTTAGAAATAAATCAATTATGACACACTGGAAAACCCAATTTAATTACCCATATCTGGGCGCTCACAGCCTTCCAGAAGGCAAAGATTTAATCCTTACTATCCGAGAAATGAAACGCGAAGAAGTGACCGGGGAAAACGGTAAGAAAGATATGTGCTTAATCGCATATTTTCACGAGAATGTCAAACCGATGGTAGTTAACAAAACCAACTGTAAAACATTGGAGAAACTGTTTAAAACGCCAGATATTGAGCAATGGATCAATAAGGCTATGCAAGTCGGCTCCGCTCGTGTAAATGTAAAAGGAGAAATGGTAGATGCACTTCGTATCAGACCATTTGCGCCGAAGCTGGATGATACCAGATCAACCGTTGAAACTGGTTCCGCAATCTGGAACAACATTATAGACGGTTTAAAAGGCGGCTATACAGTAAATCAGGTCATCGCTAAGTACAAACTAACCAAAGAACAAATAAAAGAATTACAGAAACATGAAATCCATTAGAATAAAACGGGCAACAACTTGTGGTGTCAGGGTTTGCGAAGGTGAATTATTTGAGGCGCATGGCTTTCAGTTCTGTATAACAAATAGTTTTGATCCGGTTATCTATTATGCCATCGAAGTAACCTCCGGTATGTCTGCATGTAAGCGGTTTACATTTTATTTTGAGAATGAATACGCTTGCATTAAAGCTGTAAAGCAATGGATTGTACAGAATGGAGCACTTTTCGATAATAATTTGCTTGATCGTAGTAAAAAGGCACTGATAAAATACAATATTAAATTTCCTCTAAATAATAAAATATGAAATCCGCTGAACAAAAAGAATTTGAATGGAAAGAAAAACGGCGTGGTCTGATTACAGCCTCCGTTCTTCCTGATCTGATGAAAGCCGGCAAAGGTACGCCATTTGGCAAAGCCGCTTTAGATGTGATGTTTGCTGTTCGCTATGAACGCCGAACCGGAGTAACCCGAGAAAACGGCACAGCAAAGGCCTTCGATTGGGGGCACGAAAATGAACCGCTCGCCGTGGAATGGCTACGTACGCAGCTATTAAATGAAATCAAGTCCTGTACTACCGATTTTGAGGACATCGTATTTAACGAGCCGTTTGAAGGCTTTGGCGATTCGCCGGATGCCTATGTATATGGCTTTGATGGAAAAGTATCGGCACTGGTTGAAATTAAGTGCCCGATGTCACAAGGAAAGATCGAGTCACTACAACTGCTACAGGAAATTAACGACAAAGATGAATACTATTGGCAGTTTCTCGGGCATTTCCTCGGTCGCCCGGATGTAGATACCCTGTATTATGTCATCTATGATGGCTATGTAAATGACGGGCGACTACTTGAAATGCACCGGAGTGATCACACTGAAAACATACAGAAGTTGTATGACCGGGTACGACTGGCAAATGAAATGATAGACGAATCATTACGGAGTGGTCGGGATTTTCCGGAATGTATCGACAAGGCTAAGGAAGTTTTAGCGATAAAGGCTGAAATTGAAACATTAAAACCGAAAGCAAAAGGCAATGTCCCGGTACAAAATCAAATAACAAGGCTAAAAAAGCAATTAAAGAAATTGAAGTTAGCAAGTACTGTCACAACACATTAACATAACATTTTAAAATATACAATTATGATGCACACTTGGTTTTTATGCAAAATCCGTTACGAGAAAATAGACTCAGACGGAGTTAACAAAAAAGTTACTGAACCCTATTTGGTCGATGCACTCAGCTTCACCGAAGCGGAAGCACGTATTATCGAAGAAACGACACCGTTTATCACTGGCGAATTTACCGTTACCGATATAAAACGCGCCAATTATAGCGAACTCTTTCCATCTGATGAAGAAGCGGCCGATAAATGGTATGCCGGACGACTTGCTTTCGTTGTGCTGGATGAAAAGACCGCAAAGGAGAAACGAACCTATACGAATGTACTTGTACAGGCCGCTGATCTCCGCGATGCTATGAAGAAAGTAGATGAAGGTATGAAAAATACCATGGCGGAATATCAATCTATTGCATTGAAAGAAACTGCAATTATGGATGTCTACCCATATCGTTCAAAAGATAAGTAACAACAAACCGGGTGAAAGTCCCGGTTAACGGAGCGTAGCTTAAAGGATAGAGCAGCGGCGCGCGCAGTAAAGACAGCAGTATAGGCGGTTCGATTCCGCCTCGCTCCACTACTAACAAATATTATCAAGATGGCAAAATACAACAATACCAAGTACAAAGGATACGACTCTATTCGCGAGTATAGACGGGCGCAAGAACTGAAACTGCTCGAGAAAAAGGGGATTATCTCTGATCTGCAGGAACAGTGTAAATACGAGCTTATTCCGGCGCAATACGAGTATTATGAAGTGAAGGGAGTCCGGAAGATGCTGCAGAAAAGAAAGCTATTGGAGAAGTCCCTGTCCTACTATGCCGACTTCGTTTATTATCGTGATGGCGAATTAGTGGTGGAAGATGCGAAAGGGATGAAAACGAAAGAGTATATAATCAAAAGAAAACTGATGCTTAGCATACATGGTATCAGAATAAAGGAGGTTTAATCATGGCAAAGAAAATCATTCAATCACAAAGTAAACCGGATTGCCGGAGGTGTAAGTATGGAGGTGAAGAAAAGAATTATATGTGTTACTGCTCCGCTCTGAGTGCTTTTAGATCGGTAGGCGTAAGGCCGTGCAGTTATTATGTTTCTCGATAATATGGATGGATATACGTTAATGGAACAAATGCGAAGAGCACGCAGACGCAACAGGCTTACCGCTACCGAACAAGCACTATTTTATGAATTAGTTGCAGTTTGTAATAGCGAGGGTTGGGAGGACGTTTTCAGTTGCTCAAACATTGAACTATGCTGTTCCCTCAATATCGACGAGAAAACTTTAGTTCGGGCACGGTTATCTCTAATTAATGCAGGACTGGTTTATTATAAATCGGGTAAAAGTAGAAGAGTAGTCGGTTTATATTCTTTCTCTAAAAAGTTCAAAGATGAATCGCCAAAGAAAAAGCCGACTACCGGAAAAAATACGGTAGATGTGCCAACCGAAAAGCCAGTCGAAAAGAAAGGAGATACGCCAGCCGATGCGCCAACCAATATGGGAGCCAATCAGCCAGCCGATGCGCCAGACTATATTAAAACTAAAACAGAAACTAAACTAAAAGAACTCTCTCTATCTCTCGACGAGCTTTCTTTTATCTCTTTTGAGTTTTTAGATGTCTTTCTGTTGTGGCTGGAATACAAAAAAGAACGAAGAGAAAAATATAAATCTGATCGGTCTGTTAAGGCATGCTATGACAAGTTAGTCAGATTAAGCGGAAATGATGCGAATGTAGCAAATGAAATCGTTAATCAGTCTATCGCCAACAACTGGGCAGGGCTTTTTGAACTTAAAAATAATTGTAGAAATGGAAACAAGGAGCAAACAAATGATGTCGATCAAACAACTATTATCATTCGGAAGGCCGACATCTGACCCTGTGCCCGCAAAGGATCGGGCAGAATGGTTTAAAGAGTGTTGCCGTTTTGTATGCAGCAATTTTCAAATAGACAAATCAAACCGAAATGTGATGAATCAAATATTTCTGTACATGGAAAAGGACAGGTCGAAACTGGACCCGGAAAAAGGTATTTTGCTTTGTGGCCCGGTCGGAACCGGAAAATCTACCATTATGCAGATAATGAACCGATACAGATACTTTGTAAGCGGACAGGATAAAGGCGGTTATCCGATGGGAGGTTTCCGTATTGATTCTGCTTCATTCATTGCAAATAGCTTTTCTATGCGAGGCAAGGATGCACTGGAATTGTACACGTACAACAATGGCAGTCCGCGCATGATGTGCTTCGATGAATTAGGGCGTGAACCCATTCCGGCAAAATACTTCGGTACAGAGTTGAATGTAATGCAATATATCTTTCAGTGCCGATACGAGCTCAGGAGAGAAGCCTTAACGCATGCAACAACAAATCTATCAATAAAAGATTTGCAACTTAAATACGGCGCTTATATCGCTGATAGAATTAATGAAATGTTTAATGTGATCGAATTAGGAGGCAGCAGCAGACGATGACACCGATAAAAAGAAATAAGAATCCAGCAGGTGACTTTAAAAAGTCAGTAGTTCGCATAGACCTCGATGACTGGAAGCGGCTCGACGCTATCAGAGCTAAATACAAATTCAAAAGTATCTACGAAATCATGCAATATCTGGTAGGTGCATTTCTGAGAGTCGCCGATCCGGAACACGAAGAAAATGACGATCCCATACCGGACGAAATTACGGAAATGTTCAGCGACTTTGCGCAGGCTGAGAGGCAGTTCAACTACTCAAAGCCGAAACGGGCATTGCCGCAACACGTGAAAGACGAGAAGAACGGACAACTACGATTTAAATTTTAAATAATGATTAAGAAGCCAATCAACGCAAATTATTTGCAAGACGTTCCGGAACATCATAAGCCCGTGAACGAACAGAACCGGAGGTATATCGACCGATTCGTTACAGAGAATTACGAACGCTTAAACAGCAAGTTTAAAACAGACGAAAAGATCAATTCAAGCGGATTCGGGGCACTCGACAAGCTGAACGAGACACTTCTAAGGCTTTATACTGATCCAGATTTATGCTTTACAAACTGGCCGGATGCAGAACGGTATATGTCGAGCAAGTTCACTGAAAAAGAACTACGCATCCCGGTTCGGAAACCAAAGAGAGGGGATGAAGTGGAGAATTAATTTAAAACAGTAAGAAAGGAATCAAATATGAAAGTAGGAGAATATTCATATTCTATACATGGACGAAATTACAGAATATGCGTCTGTGATTATTCAGATGGGAAAATACAAACATCAAGTCCCGTTCGTAACGAACCGCTTTACATCGACCGAGAAGAAGCCCGGAAACGTGTATACGAGTTGAACGGCTGGAAGTATAAACCTAAAATGACAAAGCATGAATAAAGCAGAACATTACATTCAACAGACCACAACGGAACGAGTTCGTTCGCGTGGCCTGATTCGAACAGTCGCAACAGAGGCTATTCGAATACAGAGAGAAGAAACGATAGCAAATGCAGTCACAGTATTTAAACAGATGTGCCCGTCAAGAGTAAGCAAGGGTTGTGCGAATGTGACTCACAAGAAAGAAACTCAGTCAACCCGATGCGATGGGAATTGTAAGCGCATCAAGTATTTACTTGCTGGTATGAATAAGCTGGAATGAAGTATTTAATTAAACGGATTCAATGCGTATCGGGCGAAGTAACCGATACGCATTATGTGAACATTGAAACCAATAATATTGAAGCTACCAGAAAGGAACTGCACGCATGTTATCAATGCGATAGGATATTATTTAGCTATGAACAAATAAATAAAACACAATGAGCAGAAACCCATATTACATTAAAATGATCAACTCGCAGCGCTGGAAGAACCTACGTTGCGATAAGCTGAGAACTAATCCGGTTTGCGAAGTGTGCGAGGCGAACGGATTAAGTACGCTTGCAACCGAAGTACACCACAAAACCCCGGTTGAATCCGTTTCGCATGAACTCGGAATGAAACACCTTATGTTTGATCGAACGAACTTACAGAGCCTTTGCCATGCGTGCCACTCTGAGATACACCGACGCGCGTTTAGCCATTCGAAAGAAGCAATTCAGGCAAACAATAGACGGGCAACAGAGCGTTTTGCGGATAAGTTTTTGAAATGAAATTAAGAGGGTACGTCTACTTTTGACGTACCCTCTTAACTATTTATTGATCCATTCTATATTTTTTATTCCATTAGTTGGATATAATTTCGCATTTGTCGAGTCTTCCTGAACGACAATATATTTAGTACCTAGAAAAACTAATCTATGTTGTGCATCCGTTTCTATTATATCTCCATTAATAGACTCAATTTTAACAGTAGTATTATAGAAATGAGGTATTCTCTTCTTTACATCAGAGCAAAAAAATATCATGGCAATGAAAATCATTAAATGAAAAATAATATCACCTCTTCCATATTTGCAATATGCAAAGACAGCGCCTGCAATTATATAATAGATACTTGCCGCTGGATATAAGTCTAGTATAAACGAAGTTGTGACAATTATTAATATCAAAAACAATAATCCTCCCCAATAAAACAAACACCTCTTTTTAGAATATCTTCTTATATACTTACTTAAAGACTCTAAAATCTTATCTTTCCGCTCTTTTAATGAATCAAGCAGAGGGGCAGCAATTAGTGATATTCCACCAAACACAATAGAAAAAGAAATGAGTGACGGTATTAAAAAAGAAGCAAAAGTAAATTGTATATCATCCCATGTTATAATACTTGTCATATCCAAATCAAATGGCGCCAAACAATGCCAAATCATAACTAACGAGAAATAATAATACATGAAAGCGAACACACTTATAGTTGAAAGTATGTAGGAAATGTTCTTAGTATTCATTTGTGCAAGATTTATATTGTAAAATTTATTGCAAATATAAATATCTTCTTGTATATATACAAAGCGGGGTGGTCTTTTTTTGAGGGCGACAGACCGTCCAAACCCACTCCCACCAGTTTTTACACGCGCGGAGAATTTTCAAAACGAGGGGGTATCCGTTGGGGGTGACATTTTCCGTTACAATCTACGAGCTACCAAATACTTACTTAAAAAACATACGTGTAAAAAGCGCGTAAAAACATGGCAACTTTAGACGACATAACAGAAAAAATCCGTTCCGCAATGGAAGCACAAGGCACATACACCCCTGAACTTGATTTGTGTATAGAGCTTTGCGCCGGGTCTTATATGGCGTTCCGGATTGCTCTATCTGACATCTCAAAAAAGCGGATGAAATCTTTCACTAAAGAGATAACCCGCGAGAATAATGAAAAGCTGGTTGCACATCCGGCTTTTAAAACTCTGTTTGATGCGCTTGAAGCCACTCGCAAACAGTTACGCGAACTTGGTTTGACATTGCAGACCCTTGCATCAGGTGAAGCCGACGAAGTAACCGAATTAATTGACGAAGTAAACAAGGCGGATGACTATGAATAAGGAGGAACTTATACAGCTAAAGACTGCTACCGTTGACGCATTGCGCTCCGTTGATATAAACTCTTATCAGTTAGATAAAGCGGATATCCGGTTAAACACTTATATAGCCGGATGTATAGGCAACCCGGAGGCGCATAACCTTTACGAGTTACTTGCGATCCGTCGTTTCTTTTATCTGCTGGATAAATACGACTTTAGACCCGGTAAGGTCCGCCGCTTTATTGTGTTTTACGAAAAGTTGAAGTTTTCCGGTACTAAGGGGCTGACGCGATATAAGCTAACTCCGGTTCAGGTATTTCAATTCACGAACATACTCGGTTTTTATAGACCAGGGACAAATAAACGCCTGATTCGTGACGCTCTGCTATTTGTCCCTCGTAAATTCAGCAAAACGACAAGTATCGCAAGTTTGGCAGTATTCGACTTGTTGTTTGGCGATGCTAATGCACAAGCATACGTTGCCGCCAATTCCTACAATCAGGCTAAGATATGTTTTGATGAAATCCGCAACATCCTGAAAGCGTTAGACCGGAAGTTGCGACATTTTAAGATTAACAGAGAGATCATAAATAACAAAATAAAGGGCAAAACCTCTTTCGCCCGGTGTTTGGCGTCCAGTCCCGACAAACTGGATGGGCTTAATGCAAGCACGGTGATAGTAGACGAATATTCGCAAGCCGATAGCGCCGCTTTGAAGAACGTTTTAACTTCTTCAATGGGTGCACGGCTCAACCCTTTGACCATCGTAATAACAACCGCCTCAGACAAGCATACAACCCCGTTCACTGAAATGCTTTCAATATATAAAGCCATTCTACGCGGTGAGGCTGAGAACGATTCTATTTTCGCCCACATCTTTGAACCCGACATAGACGATGAAGAAGGTGATCCGGCAACGTGGTATAAAGTACAACCCCACATGGGGATCACGGTTTACGAGGACTTTTACAAGGACGCTTATCAAAAGGCGCTATATAGCGCACCTGACGCATTAGAGTTTCGCACAAAGCTCCTTAACATCTTTGCGGTCAATTCTGAAACGAAATGGATTGAGGCAAGGGAGATCGAGGAACGGTATAAGGCTATCCCTGTGGATAAGATCACAAGTCACCCGCCTACGATGGTAGGAGTTGATTTATCGGTACGTGATGACTTTTCAACTGTAACGTATAATATCTATTCCCCGGATACTAAGTCATTTCATTCCGTTACGGATTATTATTTTCCGGAAGGCGCTTTGCCCGGACACCCTAACCGGGAATTATATGAAGGATGGGTCAAGGCCGGATATTTGAAGCTATGTCCGGGCGAAGTGATTGACTACGAAATGATCGTGAATGATATTTTATCCCGGGCAAAGTACTTGAAAATTCTCGGAATTGGATATGACCCATATAAGTCGGCTGAGTTTGTAAATCTATTATCCGCATCGGTTGGCTATGCAAATGACTACATAAGTCCGGTAAAACAGACATACGGAACGTTTACAAGTCCTATAGAATCGTTTGAACTCGCGCTACATCGCAATAAAATAACATTTGACCCGAATCCAATAACGCCGTATTGCTTTGGTAATGCCGTTCTTGACGAAGATAGGAACATGAATAAAAAGCCAATCAAGAAAACGCATAATGCGAAGATTGATTCGACAATAACAAACCTAATGACATTCTACTTATTTAATAACATGGAGGTATAATGAAACTATCTTTTAATTTAGAAATGGGACGTTCAAAGACTCGAGAACGCGCCCTAAATACAGAGGCAAACACGACGGATAAAGAAGCGGCGATAAATACCCGATTGCCATCGTTGCCCAGTCAGCCAATAGACATACATAGCAGCAATCAAGCGATGAAACTATCCGCTGCATACAGATGTACTTCTATTCTTTCGGGAACTATTGCATCTTTGCCGCTTATCATTAAACGGAAAAAGGACGGTTATTTCTCACCGGATGAGGAAAACGAATTGTATACGATATTAACTCGTAGGCCTAACCGCCGAATGAATAGCTTTGAAATGGTTAGGAATATGGTTGTTCAAATTGTAAATCAAGGGAATGCTTATATTGTTATTCGGCGCAAATTCGGTAGTGTGAGCGAACTTGTATTATGCGCAAATAATACGGTAACCTATGACAAATTGAATGATGTTTATATTATTTCTGATCCATATAACCGGATATATGGGCGGTTTGAGTCTTACGAGATAATTCATCTTAAAAACAATAGTTTGGACGGTGGATATACAGGAGTGAGTACAATAATGTACGCTAGCCGCATCTTTTCAATTGCTGCAAGTGCTGATAATCAGAATTTGAGAACCTTTCAGAATGGAAGCAAAATAAAGGGGATTGTTTCTGGTGTAAAAGAAATAAGTAGAGGTTTACCCGGAGCGGGCATGACAGATACTCAACTTTCTACTGTTGGGGATCGCATAGAGGAGCAGTTAAACACGGGAAGAGATATTATTTCCGTTCCCGGCGATGTTGGATTCCATCAACTTTCTATTAACCCAGTTGATGCGCAGCTATTGGAAACAAAGAAATTTAGCATTCTTGATATATGTAGATTTTATGGTGTTCACCCGGATAAAGTCTTTGCCGGACAATCAACTAATTACAAGGCTTCCGAAATGAGCAATGTTTCTTTTTTAACTGATACCCTGCAACCAATATTGAAACAAATAGAGGCAGAATTTAATTATAAACTGATCCCTGATTCCGTCGCTAACTTATATAGTATTTCATTTGATTTATCATGCTTGTATCAAACCGATTTAACGACGCAAGCAAGTTATTACAAAGCTCTTGAGGAAATGGGCGCTCATTCTCCGAATGATACTCGTAGGGCTTTAGGAAAAGCGCCTGTTGAAGGTGGCGACAAAGTATTTATTTCCTGCAACGTTCAACCGATAGAGGTAGCTAGCCAAAAAGTAGAGCTACCAAAAAACGAAGAAACAAACATATAGTAAAACGATACTTGTAAATATGGAAATACGAAGTTATACAGAATTAGGCGCTCCTAAAGTTGGAGACGGAAGAATAATCGAAGGCTATGCGGTTGTATTCGGTCAAGAAAGCCGCGTATTGTTTGATAGAGAAAAGCAACGCGCCTTTGTTGAGGTAATCGAAAAAGGGGCTATAACAGAAGAACTGTTGCGTAATTGCGATGTTAAAGCCCTGTTGGATCACAATAAACAAAGATTATTAGCTCGCTCTAATCGTGGTGAGGGCACTTTGTCGCTCGAACTTGACGACTACGGGCTAAAATACAGGTTTGAGGCTCCTAGTACCCCAGACGGAGATTTTGCCGTAGAAATGATTAAACGCGGTGACATTTTCGGCTCATCCTTTGCATACTCTTTAAATGAAAAGGATAAAACAAAAGTTTCCTATTCCATGAAAGACGGGATGTTACTTCGTGCCGTGCACAAGATTGATATAATTTCCGATATATCTCCTGTTGTCGATCCTGCTTTCTACGGAACGGATGTAACCGTTCGTAGTATGGACGATGCGATAGCGGAGTTGTCCGGCGAAAATAGAAGCTATTTATATGAACTTAATAATTTACGTAAATCAATTTAAAACATGAGAAAAGAATTTGAAACTATTGCTCAGTATAAAGAGCAAATGCGTGCTATGTTGGATAAAGCAGAAGCCGAAAAGAGAGCACTTGATGCAAACGAAAAAGAGCAGTTCGAGCAGTTGAAAACGAAGAAAGAACTTTTGGAAATGAAAGTTGAACGCCGTGCTCTTGAAGATATTAACGCGGGGTTGGTATCAGACCGTCGAGTATTGTTTTCGCAGGCTGTTTTTGATGTCGTGAATCATCGTTCTTTGGAAGAATACAACGGAGTTGTATCGGAAGGTGGAATCAAAGTTGTAGAGCGTGCGGTAACTGTAACAGATGCAACCGATGCGGCTAGCATGGTTCCGGTTACAATCGGTGAAATCATTGAACCGCTAGAAAAAGGCTTGGTCATTGATAAGCTCGGTATCAAGATGCAAAGCGGACTCGTGGGCGACCTTGTTTTCCCTACGTTGGCGGCTGTTGAAGCAACAATTCAGGGTGAAAATGTTGCGGTTACCGATACCGAATTGAATATTGATAAAATCAAGGCTTCCCCCAAGCGTGTATCTATTTCCATCCCGGTATCAAAACGCGCTATCAATCAAACGAATTATTCTTTGCAGGATGTTGTTTTGAAGCAAATTTCGCTCGGTGTAGCACGTGCGTTGAACAAATGGATGTTTTCTGGTACTGCACTTTCCGGTGCAAGTAATGGCGTTTTTGTTAAAACAAAACCAAGTGTTGAATATACAAGCGCGTTGACATTTGTGGATATTGTTTCGCTTGAATCTACCGTAATGGATGCGGGTGTAGATGTAACCGACGGTACGGCTGCTTATGTTTGTACTCCAAAGGTGTATGGCGCTTTGAAATCCACTCCCAAAGCGGCGGGGGCTGCTGAAATGATTTGCCAAAACGGTATGGTGAACGGCTATCCAGTCCTAGTTACCAACTACATGGATGCCGATTCCATCGGATTCGGAGTGTTCTCTAATGCTGCTATCGGTCAGTTCGGTGATATGGACTTAGTGATAGACCCTTACACCGGAGCAAAAAGTAATATCGTAAACTTTGTGTTAAATACTGATTATGATATTGTTGTAGCTCGCCCGGAAGCCTTTGCCATCGCAAAGAAGAAGGCTTCTGCTTAATCCTATAACCTATCATTCACTAAAGGGCTGGGGCTTCGGCTCTAGCCCTTTCTAATTTATACAATATGGCACAATACGTAACACTCGAAGAACTCAAACAGCATTTAAACGTTGACTTCGACACGGACGACGCATATATAACCGGGCTTATCGAACCCGTTCAACTTCTTATCGAATCGTATCTAAATAATCCGCTAGAGACGTATGTAAAGGACGCGAATATAGACCGTCGTATCTGGCACGCGATCCGCATACTTGTAGCGAACTACTACGCGAATCGCGAATCGGTGGCATTTGCTACTCCGCAAGTGATTCCGGGACACGTAGAACTATTACTTCAACCCTTAAAACGATACACATAATGCAGGCGGGACTATTGACAGACATTATAAGTTTTCTACATCCCCAGACGATTCGCGATGCTTTGGGCGGTACGTCTGAGAGATGGACGGAAGCTTTCAAGAAGCGTGCGTGTGTCCGGTATAAATCCGGTACGCGCAAAGAGATAAACGGCGAGGTGCTCAACACTCACACCGTCACGATCATGGTACGTTACAGCAGAGATATAAGCGAAAAAATGCGCATTGTCTACGAGGGACGTAAATACAAAATAGCCTTCATCCATCCGGATAGAAAGGCACAGTCTATAACCATCGAAGCAGAATTAATCAATGAGTAATATCGTACAAGCATCTTACCGGGTTGAGGTTGACGCCTCTAAGGTTAATGCGTTACTGGCCGCACTGAATGACAAGGAGGCGAAGAAGGCAATTAAATCTGGCATAAGAAAAGCGGCGCTTATTATCAGGAAACAGGCGCAAACTAATTTGGTAAGCGCTATTCCGGCGACTAATACTCCGGGGCATCGAAAAGACGGGCAGCGTTTCAAACCGCTTAAAAACGAGATTAGTTTATCTGTCTACAGAAACGCTTCTGGCGCTTGCGTGAACATCATGAATCACGGGAAAAAAGGCTCTCGCGCTTTCCTTTTGCGAATTTTTGAAAATGGTACGGTTGAAAGGAAATTGGAAGGTAGGAAACGAGCTACCAATAAAGGCGCAAAGCGAGGTATTATAAAGCCTACCTATTTTTTTAAGAATGCAGTAGACTCTAAAAAAAGTGAGGCTGAGAACTCACTGGAAAGAAACATTTTGGATTCAATACAAAAAGTAATAGATAAAAAGAAATGAGCTTATCAATCAGCAAACATACATTCTCAAAACTCAGTGAGTCGGAAAGTTTAACGCAACTTGTCGGAGATAGGATTTATCCTATTTCTACTAAAAACGCTACTTCTTTCCCGTTCATTTTGTATAAGCGTAGTTCACTTACTCCGGCTTATACAAAGGATAGATACGCCAGCGGGGATAGTGTCACGATTGAGGTTATTGCCGCCAGCGATAACTATTCAAATTCAGTCGATGTTATTGAGGCGGCACGCAAAGCGCTTGAAGGGAAGCGGGGTAAATACGACGATTTTAAAGTAACGGGTGCTAAACTTATCGCCGCCGATGAAGATTTCATTGAAGAAACTTTCATCCAGCGACTTACATTTGAAATTGAGACGGATTCAGTAGAGTAACTAACATTTAAATATTGAAAACAATGAAAGCAAATGCAGTATTAGGAAAAGATTTCATGCTATTTGTCGGCGGAAAGGCGCTGGCGTTGGCTACATCCTGTAAATTGTCAATCTCGGCCGAAACGATTGACACACAAAGTAAAGATTCCGGCATTTGGACGGAAAAAGACATAAAAAAATTGTCTTGGAACGGTTCAAGTGAAAACCTATTCAGTGCAGACGATAAAGTAAACGGATATGATGTTCTTTTGGACTTAATGTTAAAACGCAAGCCTATCGAAGCAAAATTCGGTATTCCGGCAAACGCAGATTCAGATGAAGTTCCCTCTTCCGGTTGGACTCTTCCGGCCGCATCTTATTCCGGTAATGTCTTAATTACAAATCTAGAATTAAATGCACCTGATGGTGATAAAGCAACTTTCTCCGCCACATTCGAAGGCACAGGAAAACTTAGCCCCAGAGTGTCCGGAGATGGAGGTATAGTGGATGACCCGACCGCGTAAACGATGGAAAGGGCGGGAATCCCGCCTTTTCTTTTTCTAACTCAAAAAACTTATCATAATGAAAACGATCACTATCAAAAAACAGAAGTACATTTTAAAGTATACATTGCGCGCCTTCTTTATCTTCGAAAATCTCACAGGTAGGCAGTTTGCGTTCGGCCGGATGTTGGACGAATATCTACCTGTCTCTTATACCCATCTCCGAGCCCACGAGACATCTCAGGATCTCGTATGC